TTTTTAAGTCTCCAATTGTTCTAATGCTTCAAATAAAGTCATGTGGGGTTTAATGACAACATATCTTAAACCCAAAGCTTTCATAAGCGGGATTTTTTCAGCGCATTCTTGAAGTTCCCATTCTTTAATGGGCTCGTCCACATAAAGGGGGCCACATTGCGCGTAAGGGTAAAACTTTTCAACAATCCACAAATAAGCCTTTTCAGGGAACTTTGTTCTAATCCCTTCAATGATATTGTTCTTTCTTATTTCACGGTCCCCGGCCAAGTGATCGGCCACGGTCCTAAGTTCTTTACTTCTTACAATCAGCCCCAAGACTTTGGTGTCTTTTTGCTTATCTTCCAAAACGTAAGGGTCTGAAGTGTGTTTGTGTTTGATTGTCTTTGCGTAAGCTTTGTTTTCCATTTTCTTTCCTTCACAATTAAAGCGGGAAGGGGTTGCCCCCTTCCATGAAGGTTTCCCCCGCCCTAATTGGATTAATCCAAACTAACTTCTTAAATTACAGACTTCCGTCACTTCCGCGCCACGCAAAACGTGGGTCAATAACGTCAGCATTCATTCGGCTTCTTGCTTTCCAACGAATAATGTCTTCGTCAAAGCTTCGGCCAGACATTGGGTTTTCTTGTTCAATTGCAATGGCTTCACGCAATTGCAAAACAAACCACGGTTTTGTGTCATCAACAATAAACCACGGTTTTGTGTCACCCGCATAACTTCCCGCTTGGTTGGGAATGTAACGGCTGATTGACAAGTCAAGAATCCCTTTAATGGGGTTGATTGCAAACGCGCCCCCAACGTTTCCAGCGGTTGCCGCGCCGCTTGGATAGTAAGCGGAGTGTAATAACACTGAAGCGTCAAAAGCATAATGCGGGGTAATCAACAATCTTGTGGGGGTCACATTCATGCGAATCCCTTGCAAGTTAAGTTGATTCATTAACGCAATCAAACCATTTTGGATTGTGGATTGTGACAAAGCGGCAAATGCGGTGGGTTGGTTAAAACCGCCGCCCCTGAAAGGTGCCGCGCTTGTTGTCCACGGGTAATTGGTTTCATAAGAAGGTTTTGTTTCAGATTGTGGAATTTCAAGGTCCAGGTATTTCATGCCCGCGACTGATTGAAGTTTTCCATAAATCCAAACTTCGTTCAAAATCTTAAGGTATTCACCCATAAGACTTGCTTGACGTTGAAAGCTTCCGGTTTGGTCATCTTCAAGAAGGTTCTTTTCAACCCCATAGATTGAACCAAACTTACGGTTCTTCAAAGACAAGTCCAAAGCGGCAACGCCCACTTCAGCGTATTTTCCACTATAAGGAATTTCACGGGGGAACGCCACGCCCTGATTAGGTGCATAAAGTTCGGTGTCTTTGTTGGACGCAACAACTGTGACCCAGTCTTCATAAGTCACGGGAACGGTTTCATACATTCCCATTGTTATGTTTTGAATCCCAGCGCGTAAGAATTGAACAAAAGAAGAAGCGGCGTCAGCTTCCCGAATGGACCCGATTTTTTCCATGAATTTTCCCCATGAAAAGTCGGGACTTCTAACGGGAAATTTTTCGTGATCGGTCAAAGGGTCAAAGCCAAACTTTGCTTTGAAGCCTTCACGCATTTTCTTTGTTTCAGGACTATTATACAAAGCGCGTTTGGTTGCCGCTTTGTTTGATTCTTTCAAGCGCGAATTTTGGGGCCTTGTTTGGCTCATCGCTTCTTGAATTTGTTTTAAAACTAATTCATTATTTTCCATTTTTTTTCCCTTTCAATTAAGCAAGTTTTAAAGTGTCATCGGGGAACCTGCATCCCAACAAGACTTCAATTTGGGTTCCAGCCGCCGCCCCTGAAATAACGCCGCCTTGATATATTCCAACGGCTTTAGTTCCAGAAGCTTGCACATGATAAGTTCCGCTTGCGGGGTCTAAATAAACCACGTCACCGGGGTTCAAACTGTCACCCGTTTTTAAAACAAGCTTTGCAACAACGCCAAAAACAGGACCGGCAATGTGGGACAATCCCGCGCTTGCGCTTACGTCAGTTATGTAAGGGCTTAAAAGCTTGCCGTCTTTGATTGATTCAACGGCAATTCCAACAAACCACGCGCCCTCTGATTCGGCGGTTGGTAATCTGACCTGCATTGTCCCTGAAGCATAAATCAACAAGTCACCTTGATTGAAGGTTGAGGTTGCAATTACTTCATGGGTTGCGTCAGGAAAAACACTAGACTGATTTACAGTCCTAACAATTCTATTTACTCCAGCCATTTTCTTTCCCCTTTATTTTAGTCAAGTTTACAATCGGCAAAACTTAGGCTACCGCCCGAAGAATCAACAATTGTCTTTTCGGTTGATATTACAAACCCGCCTTCTTGATTACCGGCTTTGAAGCCTTCCAAGAAAGTTTTAAACTTTGCGTCAACTTCGGCTTTTGTCTTAAGGTTGCCTACCGCTTCCCTAAATGACTTTGTCACTGAAGTTGAAAGTTTGGATTTTTTCAAAACGGTTTCCAAATATTCTTTGGTTTCGGTTTCTTTGATTTTGGATTCAAGAAGCGCAACCTTGCCCTTAAGCTTTAAAATTTCAGCTTCTTTCTTTTCTGGGCTTAAAGAAGCGGGACCGCCGTCAGCGGCTTCTTTCTTTTCATCGGCGTCAGCGTCAGCGGCTTCTTGCTTGGCTTGCATATGTTTTGCAAGTTTCATTGCATTGTGTGAAGCTTCGGCGCACTTTTCGTCTTCCATGCCCATTTCCTTGTAAGCTTCAAAAGCTTGTTGCATCATTTCCATTTCTTCTTCGGAAGTTTCTTCGTCACCCAAATGTTTCTTTAACATTTTGGCAACAAGTTCTTTGTCTTGGGCGGCGTCATCATGATCGGCGTCACCGCCGTCAGTTGTGTCAGCGTCCCCAAGGGCTTCTGATTTTTCATCTTCGGATTGTTTAACTTCGTCTTCCATTTTTCCCCCTGAAGGTTTTAGTTTGGTTTCATTTTTATTTGTTTCTTTGTGATATGTGTCAGACCCATGAACAACTTCGTCACTGGACAAAGAAAGTCCCATTTTTGAAGCATGGTCCGAAACGGTGTTGGGGCTTGCGTCATCGGTGTCAATTCCCGCCTTTTTCATGCTTGAGTGAACTTGGTCAACCAAATGTTGTCTAACAGAATTCCCCATTTTATCAACGCCCATTTTGGCTTTTGGTTTGGTTGCTTTTTGTGGTCCTTTGCCCCCGCCCTTATGTCTTCCACTTCCGGGCCCACCTTCGGTTGCTTCTTCAACTTCCGATTCAACCCCCGCCGCCTTTTTTGCGGCCCTTGTTCCCGCAGCCCATGCGTCTAAACGGTCGGAAATTTTGTATTTTAATTTTCCGGACTTTATGGCGTCACTTCTTTTTTTAAATGTTGCGTTGGCGCGTCTTGAATCGTCAGCGCGTTTCAATCTTGCAAGGATTGCTTCAGGACTTTTTTTGTCAAGCGCCCTTTGAGCCCCGCTTTTTCTTCTTCCGCTTCCGGGTCCGCCTTCAATTGCTTCGTCTTCTATTTTTTTGTCTTGTTCCATGAGTTTCAAGATTGCGCCCCCCGCCCCGGCTTCAGTTACTAGGTCACAACTAATTGCGCTTTCCATAACCGTAACGGGTTTAATTGTTTCAATTCCCTTTTCTTTGGCTTGTTGAATCTTCATTAAACAAGATTCGGGAATTTCGTTTGAACTTACATAATCGTCTAGTTTAGTTTCTTCACTGTCACCGGAAGCGTTGATTGACAAACCAACAAATTCTTTGTCGGGGAACTTTTGTGCATAACTGACAGAATGTTTCATTAAGCCCCGCGCCCAATCAAAAGATTCTTCAGGTAAAATAACAAGGTCTGCAACCAAAGAAGCGCGCCCGTCTTTGTCCGATTCTAATTGGACGTTTTCAAAGTGTCCCAGAATGTCACGAACGTCCCGTTCGGGTCTGATTTGTTCTTGCATTTTGTCGGGATGATTTGCATAAATCTTTTTCCCTTCAAATAGTGGGACGGCTGATTGCAAGGCTTCTTTTGTGTAATAATAACAATCGGTCAAGTTTCCAAGACCTTCTTGAAGCAATACACTTTTGAAAACCAAACCATATTTGCCGGGGTCAACGTCTTTTCGGTTGGTTGCTTCCATGAATATGTTTGAACGGAAGGTGAGGTTCTTTGTTTCCTTCAGCGGGTTTGATTCTTTTGCTTTTACTTTCTTTTTCTTCTTCACAAGTGGATTGACCCCCGCGGCGCCAAATTGGGCATTGGCTGACATTGTGTCAGCTTCTTTGTTGTCAACAAAACCAATTCCTTTTGACTTAAGTGTATTGACCAAAGTTGACCCGTTAATACCTGGGTTTTCAGTCAAGACATCAAGAACAACTTCGTCAGCGGGTTTTCGGTCAGTGAAAGTTTGTGGCCCCACGCCGTTTTTTTTCACGGGTAAGGGCTTTTGTGTCATGGTTGGTTTGGCTTCGGCTTCGGGCCAAAACCATTTAAGGGAAGTAATGCCGCCCGTCTTTCCGGGCTGGGGGTCTTTGTGTTTAAGCGAAGAATCAAGTTGTGGCTTTGAAATTGTGACTTGTGGGGTTATGCCATTTGTCGAAGCTTGCTTTTGTTTTCCACGAAGTAAGTCTTCAAAACTTTCCCTTAGCTTACCATTTGTCACGGCGTTCCCTTTCGGCTTTAGACATAAATTTTACTAGAATGTCACACTTGCCCCCGCCCAATGGCATTATTTCGGCGGTGTAATCCAATTCCTTGATAGGAATTCCAAAATCATTTGCAATTCGTTCAACTTCTTCAAGCGTCTTGCAACGGCGCCCTTCAATTTCAAAAACGTGTTTCTTCACATATTTTGCAAGGTTTTGTGACCCTTTGTCAACTTGCGCAAATTTTTCGTCAGCGCGTCCAGTCCAGAATTCATAATTCTTTTTGAATTCTTCAAACGTGGGCATATTGTATTTTTGCGGGTTGGTGAAAATATCGTCCATTTAATTACTCAAGTCTTTCTTAATTTGGGCGCGTTCATTCCCTGTAAGGGCTGAAGGCTTGTCTTCATAGTCGTCATCAATACTTTGGTCATCGGCTGGGGTTTCAACGGGCTGGGGTTGCTTGTTTGGTTTCAAACCAACCCCGGGCTTTGACAAAGGTATTGAAAGCGCGGGTTCGTCACTTTGATATTTTTTAATATCATTCATTTCTTGTTCATAATCAAAGTTGTTTAATTGGAATTCTTTTGATGCCATTGTTGCCGCGGTCTTGGGGCTTATCCATTTTGACACTTCGGCAAGACTTAAGTCTTTCAACTTTTGTGAACGGTCTTGCGTAATAATTTCGGGCCAAGTAATTTCGCAATCATATTCTTCAATTCCCATGCGTTCAAAGAATCCCTTGATTACTTTTTCCAGGATTTTGGTGTATTTCATTTGACGCATTTCAAACATTTTAGCAACGGGTTCGGTTGAAACAATTGCAGAAGCGCGGGTTTGCCCACCGCTTAAGTGTGTCCCGTAATATGAAATTGGGATTCTTAAAGCCGCCGCGCACATATTTAGAGCCCATTCAAAAGCCTTGTTGTCCCCACCGCGGCTTGACGCTTGGTTGGCAAGGTATTCCCGTTTGACCGCGGCGGTGTGAACGAATTCACTTCCCGCGGGGGCAATTGTTCCAATAGCTTGTTGACTTGAAACATAATTGTCTAAGTCAGTTTGATTGCCTTCAATGGTTGTGTCGATTGACCAAGCCGTTGATTTTTGCATTGCCATAATTGAATAATTAACCGAATCCCGAAGCCGCTTCAAATAACCCAAAGCTGGGAATAAGTCAGACCGGCCACGCTTTTCATTGGACATACAATTGACTTTTTCATGAATGATTTGGTCAGCGGGAATTTGTTGATAAATAAATTTTGACCCACTGACTGATTTGTTAAGCCCGTCAACGTGTGTATAAATTTGATATTGTGTGGGGCTTACCCACTGATAAGCCAAAGGAAAGTTAATGTCTTCCGGGTGTGTTATTATGTCATAAAAAAGGCTGGGGTCCATTAAACGAATTCTTGGAATGTAACCCTTTGAAATTTCCCATTGGTCCCCGCGGTGAAAATTAATTTGCGTTTCATTGTTGGGAAGCCACCAAAGCATTATTTCCCCGTAAACTGACAACTCGACTGACAAGTGTGACATTAGGTCAAACATATTATTTGTTTCTTCAAATGCCGCCCAAAGCGCGTCATGCTTGGGGTCTTTGAAGTCAACGCGGTAACCTTTGCCTAAAGTAAAATCCCGAATGATTGAAACCGAAGCCTTGGCAATTGGGTCATGATGATAAGCCCAAAATGCGGCTGACATTGCTTTCAGAAAGTCGAATAAGTAAAGTTGTTTGTTAAACGGCCCGCCTTGAATTGGAACAAAATCGTCACCAACTAAACCAATGTTTGCGCCCGGGTAATCAAATTGGGCAAAGTTGTCATTGGTTTCCCTGAATTTGGCAAAAGCCTTTTCTGATTCTTTGAACAATTGCATGAATTTTTCTTTGCCCATGCGTTTTGATTCATATTTTTTTTCTTTGAAGTTGTAAAACATAACACGGGCGTCAATTTCAACGTCTTTGTTTTTGTCTAAGCACTCAACCATTTCAAAGAATGTTTTAACGCCCGCGGGTTTGTCGGGATTGCCTGGGGTAAATGAATCATCAAATTCATAAGTGGAAGGGTCAAAAGCGTTTTCTGTCAACGTCTTGGCCCTTGACATTTTTTCTTTTTGCGGTTGGTCAACTATGAATTCGTCTGATCTAGCCAATCTTCAAACTCCCCCGGTGCAATCGGTTCAATTTCTGGTAAATCTTCTGAAACGGGCGCAAGTGAACACCGGCAATTAAAATGCGCGGGCGGCGTGATTGCGTCACAATCATCTTCACTTTGTTCATTTTGTAAAGCAAGTTGAATTTGCGCGGTTGTTAAACCGTCACGCCAAACACAACATTCATCGGTCTTGTCATCAACTATGGCAATCCATTGAAAGTCAGTGTAACCGTTTTCGGTTGCCGCATCTATTTGCCCAGTCCTGACTTGTTGAACAAAATCTTGGGTCATTTCTTTTTCAAGTTCCCATTCATAACGGGGGGAACCTTCCCCTAGTTGAACGTCCAATTCACCGTCAGGCCCGCGGTTTGTTAGTTCATATTCTTTTGAATATTGGTCAACAATTCTTTCCCATTCGGCGTCATCAACAAACCCGGTTGAAAGTGTCGGGCCGTCATAACCAAGACTTTGACCTTCTTCTTCCCATTGTGAAAGCTTGGTTTTGGCTTCTGTTATTTTCTTAAGTTTGCGCGGTGGGGACTTCCAAACCCGAACCTTCGGCCATGCGCGTCTAAGACGGTCAAGCATTTCTTCCATTGAAGAATCTTGGACCGCTGACAATTGAACGTTGTCCACTATTTTGCGCGTTAAACGGTCAAGGTAAAGTTTTATTCTGTCAGACATTGAACCGCCCGCGAACGTGTCCCCGGAAGCCTTGTGGCTTATTTGTGAAGCGGACAAGTGGGCGCGGGTGGGCTTCCCCGTGGCGCGGGCGATGGCTTCGGCTTCGGAAGCAAATGCCAAAGTATAAGCGGCGCGTCTTAAATCAATTGCGGTTTGCAAAAGCTGACTTTGGGCCATTGTCATGACTTGACTGATTTGGTCATGCAAAGCCCTGATTGAAAGGTTGCCGCCTTGGGCGCGTTGATAGTCGTGGACAATGATTTGTCTTACCCGTTCTAATGCGCCGCCCAATATGTCAGTGATTTTATTTTGATTGTTGTTGTGTATTATGTCTAGGGCGGTGTCACGGGATGCAACGAAGGTTCGGTAATTCTTTGAAGACTTCAGTGAACGTTTTGCGGTTGGCACTTTGCCCCTTCGGTGTATTCTAAGACATCAATGACTTTCACAATGCTTTTGAAATCTTTACAAGATTTGTCCAAAACAAGCAAAGCTTTTTCACCCGTTGCTAATATTTTAACCACGGCCAAATGACCGGCGTAATTGCCTTCGACAATTTCCACAAGCCTGTCCCCTTTTTGGATTTGGAAGGTTATGGTTTCCAATGTGTCACGTCCATAAATATTCCCATTAGAATAGACCCAAAAATAAACCAACCAACGCCTTCCCACCACGCAAGCTTAGGCGTCATTTCCGAAGAAATGTTTAAGATTGCACCGGCAATCATAGTTATAAGAATGACATCACTTTTCATTTCCCCACCATTCACCGATAGATTACTTTCAAAGTCCCAACTTCACCAATGGATTTTAAGGGCATTAACACACAAACCGGGTAACCGATTGAATCAGAAGCATGGGTTAGTTTCAAATCTTTTGTCTTGTCAATTGTCGCATCGGCCCCCGGCTTCCACACAACCCTTTCAAAGTCCCGCTTTGCTTCGGGGCACTTTATGGGATTGACTAGGATCCTTATTTCACCCGTTGCAGACTTAAGCCTTGCGTTCATTATGTTGACGCGGTCTTTGACAAGCGGGTTTTCAGTGGGGGTTAAGTTGTTGAAAGGTATTCCATGGGCGCGAAGCATTTCTTCAATGATTGAATAATCGGTTTGGCCCGCGCTTGCGGTCTTGCGGGCTTTCCCCGTGGCGTCACCAATCAAAGTCAACCCGGGCCGATGACCTTTGACGCGGTTGATTAGTTCAAGGGTTGCTTCTTGTGTGTGGGAATTTTCCAGCCAAATGCGGTCCCCAACGTAAAGCTTATCTTCGGGTTTGTATTGGCAAAGGTGCCAAGCCATTGGGCTAACGTTAAAATCAAGGCCCACAATAATGGGAAGGTAAGGGGACCATTCTTGTCCACGGGGGGCATAGGGGTTTTGATCGGTGTAATTGTGGGGACCGGCGTTGATGTAAACTTTGCCGCTTTGAAGGTCCCGAAACTCGGCAAGAATTTCTTGGGCAAACATTGGTTCTGACATATCTTTTTTAACTGATTCAATTTCTTGGGGCGTCCACCAAGGGGCTTCAGTTGACGGGGCCTTGACCGTGAACCATTCGGCTGGGTTTTCTTGGGCGCCGGTGTAAAGGTCATAAAACCAATCAAATCCGTTGGGGGTTGAATAGAAGTCACACCAACCCTTGTATTTTGCAAGCATGGGACGAATGACCCGTTCCCATAATTCTTTTTCTTGTTCCCGGCATTCGTCAATAATTGCGCCGTGAAGGGTTTCAGTTAAAAGGTTGTTGTAATCACGCCCAGACTTAAAGCTGACTTCCCGAAAGCCTGTTAAGAAAACCGTCTTTTCTGATTCATTTGGTTTCTTGGACCAAAGTTGGCCCCAAGAACTTTTGGGGAATTGCCTGACGAATCGGTTGAAACAAATTTCAGCCGCCGAATAAGTTTGGAGTAAATGCCAATAGCGCCCGTATTTTGGCCCCTGAAGTGGGCGCTTGACCATTGTGAAATTGCCATTTGTTGTCTTTCCACTTTGCCGCCCCCACACTCCAATCTTGAAGCGTTGATTAGCTTCTTGAATTAACCGTTGGGGGTTGGTCCTATGTGGAAGGGTTAAATTTATTTTCGTCATCGGCAAACCCAATTAGAAAGTCTTGTTCCACTTCAATGGTTTGCTTTTGTTCAATCTTATCTGATTGACCCAAATAGTTCTTGCCTAAGAAAATAACCATTGCAACGTTGCCCTTTAAAGCTAATTGCCATTGGACCCGGCGCAAGCTTATCTTGCCCTTGCCTGACTTTTGCGCGAAATACTCCGCAAATTTCATACCTTGGTCACGTTTGACTGCGCGCTCAATTGTGTCAGCCGAACAATCAAACCATGACGCAATTTCTTCTAATGTGGCTTGCATGGCGCAAAGCTTGTCAAATTCTTCCCAGTCAAGTTGAATCAACTTTGGTCCGCGTTTATGACCCGTTATTTTTTTCATTTATCCATTCAGCCTTCTGACTAGTATATTTCTCCCACCTTGCCATTATGACATCACAGTAATGAGGATCTAACTCCATCATAAAGCATTTACGATTGGTTTTTTCACAGGCTATTAGGGTAGAGCCTGAGCCTCCGAATAGGTCAATGACGTTTTGACCTTTATATCTTTCAAAGAACCAACAAATTAGTTTTATAGCCTTCATAGTAGGATGAACCTTTGTCGGCCCGTCATCCGTTTTATTGTGTCCAAAGGGTCCCGCCCAGGCAACCCTAGCTATTTCTCTGTCGTGTTTCTGTTTAGACCAACATAATTCAAAGTCAGAACCATACATTCTCTGAAGTCCTTCTGTTGTTTTTTTATCCCAAACAATCCAAGAACCTCCCTTTGGAAGTTTATCGCAATAATAATCAGCTCCAAACCAAAATTGCTCAGGCACCGATTCTGTGAGAGCATAAACCGTCAAGAAATCAAACTCCTGGTCGTCTCCTAAAACCTTTTTGTAAGGTTTAGCTTTTCTAAAACCATTATCTTTGTAGTCAGTATCTAAATTCATCCCATAAGGTGGATCGGTAAATACCATGTCCATTCTCTCCGAACCAACCAGAGTTGCAACATTTGTGGAGTCAGTGCTATCTCCACATAGTAGTCTGTGATTACCCAGTCTATATAAATCCCCGAGTTTAGTTTTTGCCTCAACTTGTTCTGGCACTTCATCTTCATTGCACGAACCTTCTTTGTTTATTGGGGCCATTAGTTCGTCAAGTTCTTTTGAATCAAATCCTAAAAGGTCCAAATCAATATTGTGGGCGTCCAGGTCATTAACCCAGCTGGCAAGACCAATGAGATCAAATTCCCCGCCGTGTTGATTGGCGGCAATGTTGGCGGCTTTTTCGGTTGTTTCGTCCCACAAGACTTCACGGTAAGCGAACTTTTCACCATTTGACACAATAAACCCGTCAGCTATGGTCCCCGACTTTGTGGGCTGGGAATATTGATTGACAATTGTAATTTGTGAATCTTTTGGGATTACTTTCTTTCTTTGGTGTCCTGACACAAGACGTTTGGTTGTTTGGTTGTAAACAAAGCCTGAAATATCCCCAAATTGTTCGATTGCTTTTTTCAGCATCTTTAATTTGTCATCGGTAATGCGCCGAGGGTTTTGTGGGTTCGGGCTTAAATCTTCAAGCTTCATTTTATTCCTTAATTGAAATTCACGTTTTCCAAATGCTTCCACACATTTTCGGGCGTGTCCATGCCTGACATTACGTCAATTGTAGGCATTCCCGGGATTTGATTGAAGACATCATAAACTTCATTGCAAAAGAATTTGTCAGGTTGTCCCCATTTGTTCTTTGTGGGCATGGGGAAATTAAACAACCTTTGGCCTAGTTTGCAAAGCCCTAAATAAAGGGCGCCCAAGAAGTCATAGCCTTTGCCGTCATATTTTTGAACAACCAAGTCCCAAATTAAATCTTCACGTTCAACGGTCATGGGAATGTTTTTTTCATGAACAATGGTGTGGGTTTTTAATGAGGTTTGCAAGAAGGCTGGGTGTGTTCCAAGAAGGTTTGATTCAAACATAAGACCCTTTGCCGCTGATTCAAAGACAAAGGAAAAGTGTGAACTCGGTTCCCCTGTTATGGCCCGAATTAAAACGCTTAGGGGTTTGTTTGATTTTGTCCAAATAAGTTTCAAATTAGTATCTTTAACAATTTAAGATTTAACAAAACGTCAACATTTACATTTCCAACCGAATGATAAACAAGTCTTATTGTTAGGCCCGCGGGAAGTTTGGCGGGGAACTTTGTTTCAACGTTATATTTTTCTTGCTTGTCCGAACCCAAATACCAATTGGTAAAAAATTGACTTACAACCCCAGCTTGTGGGTGAATTATTTGTACGTCACAATAATCGCCAAAAGCTGAATTATTGCATAATATTTGCGCGCCAATTAATAAATGGTCGTCGGTTAAAGTGTAATCAATATTATTAGAAGTGCCAGCCGTTATGGTTCCGGTCACTCCAATATTATTTACTTGTAAATATTTTTTTGAATATTCTGATTCTGCATTTGGGTTATAAGTTGAATTTTGCATTTTATTCCTCTGTCCATTCAAGCCATGAATCACAGCTATTGCCCGTTATTGTCACCGAGTTACCATTTAAAGCTAATACTTGTGAAGTGCCCCTTAAAACAATTGCTTGGCCTAATCTTCCAAATTCCCACAATTGACCGCGTTGATTTGTTCCGGTTGGATTGTTACCGCCCCCGACTTGCACCGTTGGTGAATTCATATTAAGACGCTCAACCATTAAGTTACCAACCAAGGTCCCTAGTGTTGGGTTTGCGGTGTAAGCCCTCATGACCGCGGAAGCGGCGGCGTTATTAGAATCAAGTGGGACGATTGTCGGGCTTGTACTTGTTCCGCCCGAGTTAGCGGTTGACCTTTTTAATAACACAATGTCGGGGTAACTTCCCGCGGTTTGCGTACAACTTAAATGAATATTTGTTACCCTAATTGTTTTACTTGCCGAACCCGTCAAAGTAATAAAATCGGTGGGGGTTGCGGCTAAAACTAAGTTTGTAATTGAAGTCCGATAGGTTTCTTTGAAACTATCTACGGGGCTAATAATCTGCGTTCCGTCAGCCGAAGTTAATAAAGCCCTTTTTAACCCCCCACCGTCAACCCCTGAAACGCTAACAGGGTTTAAGGTTGGGGCGGAACCAACGGCTGAAAGTCCTGAAACTATTAAACTTCCGGAAGACGTTGGGGCAACCGTGTTTGTTCCGTCAGTTATTTTAACGGGCCAAGCATTACCGATAGCGGCGGGCGTTGAACCTTGTTGAACGGTCCATGTTCCGTTTTGGGCGGCATTTACTGTGAAGGCTGTATTGTTTGAAGCAATTGTTACGCGCTGACTTCCGGTTCCAGTCACACCGTTCCCCATGAGTGGGGTCACGCCGTTTATTTGTGAAACGTTTGATTGAACGGTTCCGGCTATTGAAACGGGCTGGGTCACCGCGCTTCCGTCAACTTTCCACGCGGTTGTGTTTGCGGTGTTTCCCGGTTGAACGGTCCATGTTCCGCCTTGGTTTGCGGTCACGGTCCCACTTACAACCCACGGACTTGTTGATTGTGTAACCGCGGTTATTGGGGCCGAATCAACATTGACGTGAAGACTTGCGCCGCTTGGTTGAACTACTGTAAAATTTCCAGTCCCAGCGTTTGCGGTCACCGTCCCAATAACTGAAAGCGGGGAAGTTAATTTAGAATCAATTGAAGACAAGCTTGCGTTTCCAGTTGTTTGCAAAGCTGAAGTGGAAGCGCCCGCGGGTAAGCTAATAATTCCAGAAGTAAGACTTACTTCTAGTGGGAAAGAAGAATTAACTTCGTGGCCCGCCGAATCATAAAGCGTTGTTCTTGCCGCCTTACTTGCCGGGTCAACGGTCATTTCATCGGTTGAATTTCCCGACTTGATTGTTGCCGCAAAAACTTGTGATGATATTAAAAGCACTAATAATATTTTCATTTGTCACCCTATTGTATAATTCACTTTAAACTTATCAGCAACATAACCGTCATGCCCTTTTGCAAACATTTGAAATTGTCCTGACCCAGCGCCGCATTTTAATTCTATTTGGTCCATTGTCATTTCGTCCAATTGTTTTCCCGTTGGGGCTTCATAAGCTACTTGGGCAATAATTATTGACGTTGGACTTACGTCGGGGTCAGTGATTGTGAATATTTGTTCTTGCACCGGCAAAGACCCGAAGTCAATTTCAATTTGCTTTGAAGTCATACCTGGAACAGGACCATAGTCAACATACATTTTATTTGCCTTCCGTGATTCTTGTGTCAACCGAAGATGACGAAACCAAAAAAACGTGAACCGCGTCACTAAAACTTAAAGTCAATGGTTGCCCTTTTTGAATTGGAATTCCATTTGCAACGTTGACCCCGGCGCTTGTTCCCCAATAAATTGCGCCGTTGGTGGGGACAATTGTTAAAAAAATCCTATTTGCCAAAACCGTGGCCCCAACTTTTGCTTCTATTGGCGTGGAAGTGACAGTTATTGCAACGGGGGCCAATACTTGACCAATAAAAGTTTGCGTAACCGAAACGGGTAAGGGTTCCCCGGTTGAATTGCCAATTTTAACATGAAGGGCGCGGCGCCCAAATGTATCAGTTGAATTGCCTAATGGAAGACTTCGGTCCATGTAGGGCGGGGAATTAGATTCATTTTCAATAATTGGCATACAATTCCCACTTTACTTTAGTTTTTGAAAAGTTTTCAATTGAATAACTTATGTCAAGAATAATGGCAATTCCTAAAAACACAACCATTTCATGCCCCGCTTGCGGTCTTGATATT